CTACCCATTTTCTTTACAAGAGGTTCTTTGAAGATAAGGTAGGTCATTTGATTCAGGCGAACAGTTTGGAAAACACATATCTGCCAGAATCTTATCGTAAACGGTTGGATACATTTACAGGTCGCTATCGGGAAAGGTATGTTGAAGGCAAATGGGTTGGCTTTGAAGGCCTTGTTTATAGTAATTTCGACCCAATCAAGCATATCATAGAGCCATTTCCAATCCCTAACTCTTGGGAGCATTACCGTGTTGTGGATTTTGGCTACACCAACCCAGCTTGTGTCCAATGGTGGGCAAGAGCCCCGAAGGAGTCAAGAAGTGGTGATGGTAATAAATCTGCAAGCGAGGATAAGAGACCCTGGTATATGTATCAGGAGATTTATGCATCACACCTGACCGTAGAGGAACTTGCAGAATTGATTAAAAGGTCAACAAAAGCCAATACTATTGTTACCTTTGCGGACTGGGATGCAGGCGATAGGGCGATATTAGAGGGGCATGGAATTCCAACAACCAAGGCGCGGAAAGCTATCAGTCTTGGCATACAAGAGGTCTATAATCTTATCGATAACGATGAAGTTTATTTTTTCCGTGATGCTCTTATCAAAATAGACACGGAGTTGAAAGATAAAGGGAAAGCGACCTGCACTACAGCGGAATTTCCTCTCTATAGGTGGTTGGAGGGACGAAAGGGAAGGAATTTTTCAGAAGAGCCTCTGGATAAAGACAATCATGGGATGGATGCCATGCGTTACTTGCTTTTTTCATTAGCCACCTCACAACAAGTCGGCTCGATTTTTGGCGGTAGAAGCAGTAAAAAAACAGGGGTTTATAATGCTGAAAAGGCTTTGCCGCGAGATTGGCGAAGTGTTAGAGACGCTGGTAAATGGGGAGAAGTGTCATGATGCTGGAAAACGAGCTTTCACAGGCCCAAGCGATGAAGGTAATTCTAGGTCCAGGGCTTTCGCTATGGCGAGGTCTTGTTCGTGAGGAGTATCTTACTGCACTAAGGCCTTGGAGTAAAGCTGCCAAGATTTACAAGGAAATGTCGAGGGATGCGATTATCGGCGCATTACTCGATGCGATTAAAACTCCACTACTCTCCTCGGAGTTCGCTATTATTCCTTCCAGCAGGGATGCTAAAGATGTTGGTGCAGCTCATTTTCTGGAAGATTGTATCTTTGGAATGAAGGACATGGAATGGCGTCAACATGTTGAGGAGACATTGGATTATCTCACCTTTGGTTTTTCTATTTCCGAGAAGGTGTTAAGTAAAGGAGCGGATGGTAGAATCTACTTGCATACATTGATTCCAATTGGCGCAGAAACCCTAGAAAAGTGGGGGGATTCTGACGAATACGGGAATGTTAAGGGTTTCTGGCAAAAGGATGTAGTAGGAAAATTACTATATGCACCGATGGATAAACTGCTACACTTTACATTCCGTAGCAGAAAGAGGAATCCACAGGGTTCCTCCCTACTAGAGGGTCTTTATAGGCCTTGGTATTTCAAAAAGAACCTGGAGGTGATTGAAGCCATTGGTGCAGAAAGAGATGTCGGTGGCTCTCCTGTTGCAGAGCTAGGGGAAGGAAGTTTTGACGATACACATATTAGCAGCCTTAAAGAAGCCCTTGAAGGTTTCCGTATGGATGAGACATCATATCTTATCGTGCCACATGGCGTGAAAGTAACTGCGTATGGTGGAGGAGGAAAAGTCTACAATATACGAACTATGATACGAGATTGGCAGCATGTTATCAGGCAAAGGTTCTTCGCAGATTTCATTGCTCAAGGGTCTGAACAAGTTGGCACACAGGCCCTGGCAAGAGAAGCTACTACATTCCTTTCATTGATTCTGCGTGGCGTTCAATTAGCAATGTTGGAAGTATGGAACCACCAGCTAGTGCCTTATGTTTTTCGTTATAACACCTTTGATGTAAGAAAGTTGCCTATCATTGACTGGAAACCACCTGGCACGGTGAACGCTCAGTCATTGGCGCAAACAATACAATCACTGATGGCGGCAGGAGTATTGACTCCTGGACCAGAGGTGGAGGACCATCTGCGAAAGGTGTTGGGTTTGCCTGCAATTGTGCAAGTGGGAATGGGTGATGGTGCTAGTGAGGAGGATGCCTAGAGCATATGACAGCCAGCTAACAGCTAGCTATGAAAAGCCAGTGTTTATCCCAGTTGACAAGAAGTCTCAGTATGATATAATAAGAATAGGAGTATAGGGATGCCATTCGGCCCGTATAAGGACTTTAAGGACTGCGTGAATAAGAATGAGGGTAAGGAGAATCCCAAGGCATATTGTGCGGCAGTCCATAAGAAGATAACAGGGCAATGGCCAACAGAGGATATGATGGAGACTATGGCCGAAACAAGGGTTATCAAAGCATCTGTCCTGAGGATTGGAGGGCATACCAGTTCTGAAGGGCATAAGGTTACTTTCACGCCCAGTGACCTCGATAGCATTGTAGCAGCGTTTCATAATGGAGTTCCTCCAATGGTCCCTCTCAAGTTGGGACATAGTTCAGATGAGTTCAATGTGAAAGTGGCTGACGCCCTTGGTATCCCTATTGAAATGTTGGCAGGTGAAGCACCAGGAGGTTCTGGGCAGGCAAGATTGGGGAAAGTAACAGAGTTCTTGAGAAGTAACGGCCATCTTGACGCCTACTTCGATGTTCCACAATCTCTTGCCGACCTTATTGAGCAGGGGTTCTTTGGTGGGTTCTCTGTCGAAGTTCTCGATGAAAGAGTGCAGGATGGCAAGAAGTATGCTCCTGTAGTTTCTGCCATTGCTCTCCTTGGCGCTGAAAGACCAGCAGTTTCCGGATTAGGAAATGTAACAGTGTTAGATGACGGAACAAAACCAACCTATGTGGTTGAGTTTCGAGAAGCCATGAAGGGGAGAAGGGAAAGGGATGACAGTTTGCTAACTGCTTTTCGGAATGCAATGCTTCCTTTCCCTCCAGAGCTTCGGGAACAGTTTACAAATCTTTTAGCTAAAACACTTGAGGCCGGCAAGCCTGGGGAGGACATTTCCGATGAAACGGTTAGCAAGTCGTGGGGTATAGTTACCGCTACGATAGGCGATATTATAAACCGCACGACAGATGCCAATAGAAATAGGGCTATTTGGCGAGTGGCAGAGGAACCGATTAAACATCTGTTTACTTGTGCAACACTGTATAAGTTTGGAGATATTATGCTACCTAGAGAGGATGCTACGGCTCCAGATGCCTTACCAGAAGCGCCTGTTTGGGCTGTTCCCATCTCAGATTACTCCACAGGACAAACGCTCAGAGTGAATGTGGCGTCTAATACAGCACAAGGTGCTGCACAAGTGGCATTAAAAGTCGTTGGCAGATTCCTTGAAAAGGGTGCCGATATTTTGGGTGGCGCTGTTTTCGGGATGCTTGCGGCTCGACTTGTTGCTGGCAAGCCTTGGATGAGTGTTGGAGGTCTTGCTGGCGCAGTAACTACGATGGTAGAAAAGGAGGGTTCTATGAACAGTTTTCAAGATGCAATGCTACGCCTTCTTGTTGCGGTGCCAGACACCGTTGCGACAAAGATTCACGGTATTTGGCGTGATGTTTCACAGGGGACAATTACCAGGGAAGATGCTGTTGCAAAGATAGAAATGTTGATACGGAGCCTCGAGGGCGCACCAGAGATTAGCACGGACGCTTTCCAACGGTTGCTTCTCGCACTCGTTGCCGTAAAGGCCAACATTGCTGGACCAGGAGTATTGCCAGCGATTATGCCTACATTTGCAGAGCTTAAACAGTTTAGCAATGCCTGGGAAGCCTGTATTGCCGAGGCTACGAAGGAAGGAGTAGACGACGCAAATGCATATTGTAGAAAAAAGCTTGGTAACCAGCCAAACGAATCTATACTTACTGAGTATACCAGGATTAAATACGAGGAGGAGACCATGCACACGCTAGAACAAGGTCTTCGAGAAACCCTAGGCCTTGATTCAAAGGGGGACATTCTCGCAACTGTCAAAGGACTGCAGAAGCATGATAGCAACTTTGCCGAACTGCAAGGATTTCGGGAGCGAGTGGATGTTCTCGAGGCATCGAACAAAAGCCTGACGCAGAAAATTCGTATCCAAGAGTTCAAGGAGAAAACTGCAACTCTGTCCATTATCCCTGGAACCCCAGAGGAACTTGCCACCAGGTTGGTAAAGCTTGAGGGTGCTTTAGGGACGGAAGAGGCCAACTCACTTTTAAGCACATGGCAAGCTGTCCAGAAGGCTGCACAAGATGCCAAGATTACAGGTGCGCTGTTATCATCCAAGGATGGGGGTGGAGATGATTCCTTTATGGGTCTTGTTGCTGTCCGCATGAAGGAGCATCCAGACGAGAGCAAAGCACAAGCCATCAAGATGTTAATGCGAGAGCGCCCAGAACTTTACCGCGAGTATAGTAAAAACCAACGAGGGAGGAAATAAGTCATGGCAAACACAAAAGCAGTCCACTTAGAGTCGTTTGAGGCGGCAGCCGACCTTTCAGCCAAGCAGTTTTACTTCGTAAAGCTGTCAGCTAACAGGACGGTTAATGTTCCTACTGCCATTACCGATATTCCTATCGGTGTGTTGCAGAATAAGCCTGCGAGTGGAGAGGCCGCAGAGGTCATGGTTATCGGACGAAGCAAAGTTAGCGCCGACGAAACACTTACCGCTGGCCAACTGATTGGCACCAGTGTAGACGGTCAGGCTGCTCTGGTCGAGGCTGGAGATACCACTGTCTATCGAGCTGGACAGGTCACAATCGGTGCCGGTGCTGGTGAAATAGCCGAGGCTATTATCAACTGTGTGAACCTGAATGTGGCTCCATAACACACAACAGATAACAAGTAACAGATAACAGATAACAGATAACAAGTAATAAGTAATAAGGGAGGACAAGAACATGGCACAACCTACAGGTAGCGACATCCATGTAGACGAGGCACTGTCGAATATCGCCATCGCCTACAAGAACAAAGATTATATCGCAGAAGCGCTATTTCCACTTGTTCCCGTGGAGAAGCAATCAGACAAGTATTATATCTGGACAAAAGCCTTCTGGTTCCGTAACCAGGTAGAAAAAAGGACTCCTGGTGATACCTACCCAGAAGCGGGACTGGAACTGTCTACAGATGAATACTTCTGCGATATATTCCACCTGGCCTTCCCAATCCCTTTTGAGGATAGGAGAAATCAGGACCCTGCTGTGCAGTTAGAGGAAACCGCCGCAGAGTTCCTAGCAGACCAGTTTCTGCTAAGTCGGGAAATAGGGCTTGCTGCTGCCGCCTTTGCAACAAGCAAATGGGGAACTGATAGGACCCTCTCTGGCACAGACCAATGGAGTGACTATGACAATAGCACGCCTCTTGCCGATATTAGCCTGGCAAAGGAGACCATTCGTAAGGCCACTGGCCAAATGCCCAATGTGCTTGTGCTTGGCGAAGAAGTGAAGAATGTCCTCAAAATGCATCCCAATCTGGTAGATTTGTTCAAATATACCAATGCCAGTATCTTGACCAATGAGCAGATAAGACAGGCGATGGAAATGGAAACACTTCTTGTCGGCTCTGCGATTCAGAATACTGCCAAAGAGGGTGCTACTTTCGCAGGCGCCTATATCTGGGGCAAAAATGCATTACTGCTCCATGTGCGCCCTGGCGGAATGAGGATTCCAACCGCTGGGTTGACAATGGTTTGGCAGAACATTGACGGTAACGGACAGGGACTCACTGTGCCAATAACCAGTGTGCGTGAGGATGGCCGAGATAGGGATGTGATTCGTGGCAAGCATGCCTATGACCACAAGATTGTGGCCACAGACCTCGGGTATTTCATCGAAACAGCAGTCGCATAGATAAGGCCAGTAGGAGGAGGCAAATGGCCTATGGAACGGTTGCAGAAGTAGAAGCTTTGGTAGGGGATTTGGTGGAAAGCCGTGTATTTGGTGCTTCCACCATCCCTACTTTAGCGCAAGTAACCGCATTTCTCGTTAGCGTTGCCGCTGAACTTGATGTGGAACTCAAAAGTGCAGGATATGTAGTTCCAGTCGATATTGCTGTTGACCCTGAGGCCTACGCATTTCTTAAAACTGTCAACGCTTACGGTGCCTGCCTACTTGCATTGGCATCGTTGCCAGCAGAAGCAGAACTAACAGAAGGACAAGAGGGCTTACGCACCAGGGCGCAAACTTTCAATGTCCTCTACCAGCGGGCTTTGAAGCGGATAAAGGAACGAACATTCCCAGCAACTTCTGCGAATCTGAAGATGACCCAAATGTTTGCGGGTTCTCAAGAGGACGAGGATGGTAATGTAAAGTTACCTATCTTCTCCAGAGGGCACTTCGACTACCCTGGTAGTAGAAGCCTAATTGAATAGTAAGGAGGTATCGCCAGGTGCAAGTTAAGATAAGGCCTGCTGTGCTTCTCGGTGAGTTCGTGATGGGAACTATCGCTTGCCTCGCTATAGTGTATGGAGATGTTGAGATAGCGGTAGGCGCCGTAACAGGTATAGCTGCAACCATACACAAATTGGTTGAAAGTGAAGAAAAAGGTGAGTTATAGCACATGAGTTATAGCACAGTTGAAGCGGGGCTGCTAGCAGTCATATTGAAACTTGCCAACTACTCTGGTGTAAACGCATCCCAAGGCGACTATCGAATCCTTGGAAAAGGCGTAACCAGGGCAGTAGTTTTACAACCTGGCGCTATCATTACTAGAGAGGTGGTGGCTGCACCAAGGCGTATGAGAACGCTTTGGGCCATTAACATTGAGCTTTATATCAGTTTCAAAGGCGAACTCTCGACCTCCGCTGCCGCCATTAGAACTGACAGACAGGAACTCATTGACCATATAGATAAGTATCCAACCTTAGACGGAATAACAGATGTAATCTTTGCAATGATTGTCAGTGGCATGGAGCCAGAGATTTGGCTAGGGGAGAATAGAAGATGGTGGCGACAAGTCCTTTTCTGTAGGGTGGAAGAGCGTGCCACCGTTACTATTGCATAGGAGGTAATATGATAATTGTAGGCGTAATAATCTTTCTCTTGCTTTATCTTGGCCTCATTGAAATAAACCTTTTTACACTCATCCTATGCTTGGGGTTCATTGGTTACGGTGTTAGCAAATGGGACAAGGAACGGAAGAGGCGGGGGCAGGAGACGGACACCGATGGGAGTAAGCAAGGGACGGAGGAAGTAACAGAGACGGGGACGGTAAACGATGAGGAATGGTAGCTTTTCGCTGGAGTAGCCTACAAAAGCTACAAAGGAGTAGCAAGAGATGGCAGAACCTTTTGAAATCGTAGTCGGTAGTAACATGGATGCGTTCGGTAAACAAGTGTCAACGGTGCCTATTGGGCAACTTATGGAAAAAGAACTCCAAGCATTGGCACCTGTAATTGTAAACAATTTAAGGAGGCTTACACCAAAAGGCGCTACAGGTCAACTTGCTGCCTCCACAAATTGGAAACTCGTTATGACATACGGGGCAGAGGAGGCTATCGGCACATTGTATATCAACCAGGATGCGGTAAGTCAGCGATACCCGAAGTCTCAATCGCCACCTGCCGTTTATGCCCCATATGTCTCCAAAGGCACAAGACCGCATATGCCACCTTCGCAAGCCCTAGAACTATGGGCATTTGTGAAATTGGGAGTTGCTATTGATGTTGCGCCAAGGGTCGCATTTGCAGTAGCGAGGAAAATAAGGAGTATGGGAACAAGACCAAACCCTTATACGCTGCATGCTGTTGAACAATCCATGCCTGCGATTCAACAAGCGTCTACAAATATGGGGAAGGAAATCCATATCCATTTACTGGATTTTGAAAAGAGTCCATTACGAACATCTTAACATCTTAAAACATCTTAAAACATCTTAAAACATCTTAAAACATCTTAAAAGGAGAATGACATGAGCATCGAGGCTTTTCGGAAAATACAAATAGGGAACGAGGTTCTAAAGTCTACCACTGGAGAAGGTAATGTTGCCGACCCAGACCGCCTTACTGAGGTAGCCAACTTTACCAATGCGAAGGTTGGCGACCTTATCCGCATCACAGGTGGCACTGGGGTAACAGCGGGCCTATACACTGTTGCAGTTGTGGTTAGTGCTGATGCCATTGACCTAAGCAGCGTTTTTATTACCGCTGGCACTCCCACTGACATTGCATATACGCTGCAAACCAGAGGAGCAGCAGTAGCCGCCAACAAAGTGCTTATCGGTAGCATCACCATGACTCCTAGTATCAGTTGGCACCGTCCAGCAGATGAAAGAGGGAGTCTTGCCGAATTCAGTAGGGCCATCAAGGTGGCGCAAGGTTGTGCATTGCGGTATGAGGGTGATGCATCTTATGACCAGTTGATATACTTCCTGGCAATGGCCTTGAAAGGTGGGCAAGCACCTGCTGGTCCAGGTGGCGACGGCGACTATACTTGGACATTTGAGCCAACAATGATTGCGAAAGTTGTTCCCGATTCCTTTACCTTTGAATACGGAGATGATAGTCAGGTATGGGAATCTCCCTTCGTCATTTGTTCAAATCTGGAACTTTCCATTGCCATGAATGAAGTTGTAGCATTGCGGGCAGACTTATTTGGGCAGTTCCCAACAAAAACCTCCTTCACATCTTTGGGGGCAAACCTTCCAACCAACCTCCATGAGATTGTGACTGCAGCCCTAAAAGTCTACATCAACACCACTTGGGCTACCTTAGGCGATACAGAGAAAGCGGCATTGGTGGCAGGTGGAACCATCCGCCTTGCAACAGGCTTCAAGCCAGTCAAATATGCAGACGGAAGTTATGACTTTTCCGCCATTGTTGAACAACGAAGGCATCTTGAAATAGACCTTGACCTTATTGTTGGTGCCGATGCTATCACTGAATACGATGCCTGGGTAGCAGGAACCACCAGAGCAATTCGTCTGGAATTCACTGGACCTATCATTGCAGGAACTACACCCTACAAGTTGACCGTCAATGCTGTAGGTAAATATACCTCAGAGCCTACAATCTTCGGTCTGCGTGATGGTGAGAACCTTCTCAGTCTGACTTTCTCCAGCCATGAGATATACGAAGCGGCGGCAAGGGAGGAACTTTCCATCGTTGTTGTAAATGTGGAAACAGCGCTATAAGATTCTAAGATTACAGATAGGAGGCAAAATGTCCAGATTCTTTGTTGACCAAGAAACAGACCGTATCAACATTGGTGATGACCAATGGATTGAAATCAAGCGCAAAATGTCCACAGGCGATTGGGAAC